AAAAGCAGCATTAGTCATAGCTTTATCTTTACCAAACCATTCATTATCATTTGCCCATTCTTGAGCTCTTGGACTCGGTTGTACTGGTTGCTGTATTTGCTCTTGTGTAGGTTGTTTCTTTTGTTCTTCTTTTTGTGTTTCTTTTTGCTGAAGCTTTATTCTAGCTTTTTCTTTTTCAACTGCAAGTTTTGTAAGCTGATCATTAGCTTCCATAATCTTTTTAGAATCTTGTGCTTCTATGGCTTCTTGCAAACTTTTTTTAACTTGCTCTCTTTCTGCATCGACTCTTGCATCGTATTCTTTAACATAATTTTCATCTACAGCTGAGTAATTTTTTTCTATGTCTGCATATTTTTGCTGTAAACCTTTAGCGTAATCTAGTGCAGCTTGTTCTCTTCTTTGAGATTCTCTCCAGTTTCTTGTTAATTTATCTATACGTTTTTGTACATTTCCTGATATTTCAGTTAAGTCATCTTTAGGTTCTTCTTCTACTTTTACTTTAGCTGTACTTGTACCGTGATCTGTATATCCTAAATCAACAGTAGGTGTATCCTCTGTAGCAACTTTTGGTTTTTCATTTACTTCTACTGTCTTTTCTTGTGCATCGTCTATATCAAGTTCTACTTGTTCTGCCATATTACCTCCTAAAATAGTGCGAGTATGTCCTCGGGTTTCTTAATAGTTCCAATGATTTCGTCATCGTTTAAAATACGGTGCTCTCCATAATTAGTTTTAAATCTTGCACCAGCATATCTTCCATAAATTACAAACTGTCCCTCCTTACACCAAGGTCCTTCAGGAAACTTAGTTTTATCTTTGTAACAAAGTTCTCCCATTTTAACTACAAGTCCCACGACTGTAGTAATCTCTCTGGTTTCTTGAGTTTTATCTGTAAGTATAATACCACCATCAGTTTTAGCTTTACCAGTCCAAGGTCTAACAAGTAATCTATATCCTACTGGATCTGGTATCGTATCTAAATATTCTTCTGTTTCTTGTGGTGTTTTTGGTATCTTAACTTCGGCTCGTCTTTTTAAGTTAATCGTAGTCATAAGTTTTCTTCTTTCTTTTGCAGGTCATTTAAATCCTGAAGCAACGTTTCTAATGCGTTGATCCTACCTCTAGCATATTGCAAGTTTTCCATTGTGTCTACACCATAGATGACATCCTCTTTATATTTTTCTAAATTATCTCGTATTTTTGCTCGTAGAACTTGAATAGTATCTATATCGTACATTTATTTTTTAAGTACTTTTGTGTCTACTTTTTTAAATTTTTCAAATGACCTAAGGCCGCCAAGACCGAGCATACCTAACAATAAAGGCATCATAACTGACATATCAGCTTGTGGAATAGTAATTCCAAATCCAGCACATATAGGAGATATTAGATAATTTACTCCCAAAGATATTGCGGCTATCCAACCAACAAGAGGTCTCCACGATGATTGGAACCAATTACCTTTCGCTTCTGCTTTGTTGATTTCTATTTGTTGCAGGGATAATTCTTGTGCATGTTTTTCTGCCATAGTGGATATTTCGTGTGCAAGTTGAGCTTGCTTATCCTTATCTCTTACAAATTTTCCTATAAGTTTAGTTGCTGGTCCTATTAATGCAGTAAGTGCCATTATTTTACTCCTGTAAATTTAACGCCTTTAATCTGTACGGGTTTAATACCCTTAATAGCAGTTCTTACACCATTTTCTCTGTAAGGACAACTACTATTTACGGCATCCCCTGTTTTAAATCTTTTTGTTATACCAAAACCCACTGATTTATTGTTTTTTCCTTTAGAGGCTCCTACATTAATACTAAGATTCCCATCTAAAAGTTTTTTTGAGTAATTCAAAGTGGTATTATCTTTACCTTTTGAAATATTTAAGAGACCATCACCTATTAAACTTTTAATATTAACATTTTTTACTTTTTTATCTTTTATATTGTAAGTAACTGCAGCTTGTGTATTAGGTTGTATTCTTTTTTTTAGTTTTAATTCTCCTTTTGCTGTAAAAGACAAGTTTTTTCCTACTTTAGCATCTGGAATTTTAAAAATTTTACCATTTTTCGCTCTTTGTGGTTGTTCATAAGGCATTGGAAACAATTTACCTCCGCCTGATTGCTGTCTTCTTTTTATTTTTGCCACTAATTCTGACATAGAAGGTATTTTTTCTTGTTTTAGGTTACTTTGTTGCTTACTGCTCATCAAAGTTTGACCTAATTTTAAAGCTTCTAATCTTTTCATTGAACTTTTTTTACTTTTTTGTTTCATTTGCCTTTGTCCTTGCAATATCAACCTTGTCATCAGCCACTCTAATACGTTCTTGTGCTTGAAATTCTTGATCTTCTCTTTTTAATTTCTCTAAATCAATTTTTTCTTCAAATTCGTCTATTTTTCTTTGTTCTGTAGTAGCAAATTCTGTTTGTCTACGTTGAATATCTAAAGCTCTTAGGTCTAACTCTCTTTGTTTAAGAGCAACTAATGGATCTGGCTTACTTGCACCCATTTCTAACTCCGTTAACCCTTGTGTTAACTCATTAATTGTTTGTGCTATTTTAGATTCTGTAATGATTTCAAATCTTTTTGGATCAGTTTGAGCTAACTGACTTAATTGTGCATCTTGTTGTAAGTCTAATAACACTAATGCTCTAGCTTTGAAAGAAATGTGTTCCATAATGTGAGCTTGCAAAGCACCATATACAGCTGGATTTACCTGAACCATACGAGTATTCATAAAAGCAATATGTGCTCCTATATGTGCATCATGATCTTGGTCAGCAAAAGCTTGTATTGGCATACCTTTCATTGCATTACTGTTCTCAATAGCAGGGTCTGTAGGTTTAGGTTTAGTAGAGGGTTTCAATAAACTATTAATTTGTTTTGTACCAAGTGCTTCATACACCCTATAGTAAGCTTCTCTCATATCGTGCATCGCAGGATTACTTGATGCGATTTGTAATTGAGCTTGTGCCATCGTAAATCTTTGTGATAAAGAAAACACATCTGGATCTGCTACAGGTAACACATCTACTTCTTGACTAAAATCAGTTAGTTTAACAAAACGATTACCGCCATATACCGCATAAGGATATACAGGTGGTAAATATGTTCCAAATACTACAGATAGTAATTTAAATTCTTGTCGCATCGAGTAATAACAACGTTTGTGTATTGCACTCATTACTCTTGAACCACGTTCTAATAATGCTAATGTAGATCCGACTGCTCTATTTTGTTTATCATTGCCTGTTTGTAAATCTGCTATCGCTGCAAATCTTTGCCCAGCTTGTACTACAAATCCTAAAAGGTTAAACAAGGTAGTGCTAGGCTCTTTGAAAGGTAAAGGTAAAAATTGATCCCTTATGTTTCCACCAGGTGCATCCACATCTCTAAACTCTCCGGGCTGAAAAGGTTGATCGTCATCTCTTACTCGCATACCTCTTGATTTAAATCCAGCTGGTAAATTACTTAATGTGCCTGCATCAAGTAATTGTCTTAATGCGGCAGTTGCCGCTCTTGATAATCCACCAATCATATGAATTAAACCAAACCCATAAAATCCCAAACCAGGTAAAAATTTAAAATGCACAAAGAAATCTTTTCTTTTGAAAGTGGAATCGTTCATATTATAGTTTCTGTAAATAGAAAGTATTTCTTGTGAGCCTTCATCAATAGTTACGATATAAGGAAGCTTGACATTTTTCTCTGAATCTTCAACCTCGTATTCTTCCATATCTAAATCTACGTGCATCTCTAAAACATTAAATTGATAATCTGTATCTTGTGTATCAGATACTCCTTCAATAGAATCATATTTAGATTGCACTTCATCATCATCACTTCTGGATGGTAGAATATCTACATCTCTATAAAATCCTGCACGCTGTTTTTTTAGAATATCGTTTTCACTCATTTTTAAAATGTGTGTAATTCTATCGCAGTCTCTTAAATCTGTAGCATAATACGGAACAATTAAATCTTCAGCAGGAACAAATTTACTTACTGCTCTTTGCATTACTTCATCATAATAAACTTTTTTAAATGCAGAACCTGCTAAGGGTAAGTAAAATAACATTTGATCAAACTCAGGAGTGTATTCTTCCATTTTATCTGTCAACATATAGTTCATAAATTCTTTTACTCTTTGTGCTTGTTCGTTTCTTTCAGCTGTACGTTCTCCTACAACTTGTGTTTT